GGATGCTGCGCCCCAATTGCCGGTGGCGGATGCTGCGCCCCTCTCGCCGGTGGCGGATGCTGCGCCACTCTCGCCGGTGGCGGATGCTGCGCCCCTCCAGCCGGTGGCGGATGCTGCGCCACTCTCGCCGGTGGCGGATGCTGCGCCCCAATTGCCGGTGGCGGATGCTGCGCCCCAATTGCCGGTGGCGGATGCTGCGCCCCTCTCGCCGGTGGCGTGGTTTTTCTTTTCAGCGTCTGCCTTTTTGATGGCGTTGTCAAAGTCGCACCGCGCCTTGACGTACTCCACCTGTGCCTTGACCAGCCCCGGAATACCGATCTCCGCGCTTAATGTCAGCTTCTTGCCGACGCGCTTTGTATCGTCGCTTTTCTCGTCGCTGACATCCTCCAACTCCGCCTCAAAGTACCGAGAACCGTCACCTGGCGCGTAGTAGCCCAGCACATCCAGCGGCATCTCACAGGCGTGTAGGCCGTTCTTGCACAGCTCAATATCACCATCGACCTCCGCCGTTTTCCCCAGCTCATACTGGAAGTCACGGCACTTCATGTTTTTGTCGGTTGCCTTATAGACCTTCATCTTCCATCCCTCTTTCTTATCGCCTTTTTGGCGTTCTCGCGCCTTGCGCTGTTTATGCTGTAAAAATCAGCTTCGCTGTACGATGCGTAGCGTTTCGCCTTGTCGGACTGAACGTCCTGTAAATACACAGCATAGTCCTCGCACTGGCCGTGGCACTTCGCGTGTCTGCGCTGGCAGCCCTTGCAGGGCGGAGCCGTCCGGTTCACCAGCCCGATCATTCCCACTTCACCATCGCTTTCACAACACCGGCCTGCGCCGCGTCCTCGTGGCTCATCAGCACGTCCACCGTGTAGCCGTACACTCCGGTGTCTGCCGCTATGTACTCCTTACCGCCCAGCGTCACGGTGCTGCCCAGCGGAATGACGTCCGGATCTACCGCTACCGCCTCGCCGATGCGCACCCACCGCCCGGAGGCCGTCAGCACCTTGCCGTCCCGCTGGTTCATGTGGGCGTAGGGTGTGCAGCAGGCGCAGTACCCGGTGATGTCGCATACGATCAGGTTCTCCGGTTCCTCGGCGACCGGCGCCTCTGTCATGTCATCAGACCTATTACTCAAAAATGAGCAATAGTCCTCCACCTCCGGCAGCGTCAGGCACCACGCCAGAACCGCCAGCAGCATCACCCACAGGACGATTGCCACCGCCCACAGCCGCCTGCACCATCTTCTGGTGCGGCATAGCCGGGAGTATTCCCGCGCCCGCCTGTTCCGTTCTCTCATACCCGTTACCTCCATGCGGCCTAAATGTTCCAGGTGCAGCTCTTTGCCAGACGCTTAACTGCGTTGTCCCTGCAAATTGCCTTGATTGTGCATCGCACCGGCCGTCCTGTAGCGTTTTCTACGCCGGAAAACTCCATCCAGTGATAAGATTTCCCGCGAACGCCGGACGGCTTCATGCGCCCATCCGGTAGTATCACATCAATCGTCTTTCGCTCTTTGTCGTAACTTCCGAGTACCGTTTCGCAATCAGAGAAAGACGTCTTGTACCTGCGGTACAACATCGTTTCGATTGTCGTTCCGTTCATCGCCCCAGCGCCTCCACGCCTTTGACGATAGCCCAGCTCAGCCACGCCGCGCCGATAAACGCCAGCGTCCATGCAAACCAACTCATGTCGTTTCCTCCTGTCGAATGTACTCGACCTCGATAATTTCCATTCCGTTCTGCCGTGCCCATAACATCACGGCAATTTCAGCACACGTCATAATCTCTTGCCTTTCCTCTGCGGTCGTGGTATACTATCCGCAGAACATTTTGGTAGATGTTTCGGAGATGCCTCGTTCGGTGTGCCAGCACCGGGCGGGGCTTTTTCTTACCCATTCTCAGCGCGTCTGGCGATAATACTGTCAATCGCCATTTCGATACGCTTCTTTGCGTCCGGTGGCTTTCGATGCCCATTCAGCAACATACTCACATAAGGGCGGGAAACGCCAAGCTCTGCCGCTACCTCGTCGTATGTGATTTCGTGAACGTGCATCTTGCCGACCAGCTTGCCTGTCCAACTCTCCAGCAAATTTAGCCCTCCTTTGTTTTTTGGTGCGCCGCAGGCGAGAATAGTTGCGGTATTCCCGCCTGCGGCTAAATTTGTGGTTGCAAAAGTTAACAAAGTATGCTACTATGTGCTTGCAGGTGACGTCACGACGTCCCTGCCGGGGCTCCGGTGTCCGTTGCGGGAGCATCGGAGCCTCGTTAACTACCGTACCTTCAAGCAATAAAGTAGCGTTGACACGGATACAATGTATCGGGGTCTGGTTTTTTGTAACGTTTTTCAAGCCACAAGCCCATTATAAACCTAACAAAGTTAACAGTCAAGCCAAATTGTAAAGTTTGTTAAGTTTTGTCGTGTTGCACAAAATGGAGGGCTTATTTTTGTTTTATTCTAACTATGTGAAACTATGCAGCAAAATTAACAAGTCTCCGTCTGCCGTGGGGGAAGAATTGGGTTTTACCAGGGCGTCTGTAACCGGATGGGGGAACGGTGCAACTCCACGGAAATCGTCTCTTATAAAAATTGCCGATTATTTTGGCGTTACCGTCACAGAACTGATGTCCGGAGTAGGTGAACAAGAAAAAGCCCCCGCCACAAAGGGCGAGGGCTTAAGCGCTACCGTTCAAGAGCTATTTGATTTTATCGACACGGCGACCGGCGCCGAGCTGAACGAGTTGTTGCGCTATGCGCAATTTTTGATGAGCAAGCGATGACCGGTTAAGGATTTTCATAAAGTTCTCTCCTTTGTTCTTTTGATTTTCTCCTGATCTCGCGTGCAGCAAGTAGCAATGCGCTTTGCTGCGCCTCGCTCATGGTGAGAATTTTTTCTTTCAGCTTCTCTCTAATAATTGTATTATATTTCACGTCATTGCACAACATTTTGTGTCCCTCCAAACAATTATAGTAACGGGGCTATATGTCGATTGTCGCACAAAAGTGCGGTCGAAAATACAAGAAAGTGGAGATTTGAGATGAAAAAGCTTTTGTACATTACGCTATCCGCGGTTCTTATGCTCGGAATGCTAACCGCATGTGGTGAGCCAAAGCAGGGCACGCCGGAAACCGACCCGGCAACCCCGCCCGATCTCGTTGGCGAATGGGAGCAGACAAACAGTAATACCGATAACACATGGCAGTCTGCTACAATTAAGGGGGATACCATTGAAGTATATTGGGTATCCGATGGTGGGGATACAAAGGCCCTCTATTGGGCTGGAACTTTTGATGCCCCTACCACAGCAGATGAGCCATACACTTGGGAATCTGTGAACGATAAGGAGCAGACCGATATGGCGATTCTTGCCAGTGGCGATGATACCAAATCGTTCACTTACCAGGGCGGTGTAATAAGTTACGAAGTGTCTGCTATGGGAGTTACGCAGACCGTAAATCTTGAGAAAACAACAAGTAACTAAAAACGCTGCCGACATTTTTACCTGATTGTCAATTGCTTATCCTCCCTTAACTTGACTTAACGTAATTTGAGCTTACAATAACAAGTAGTGCTTACGTCTATACCTGCCGGCAGGCTTAGTGTTGCCCTTTTGTGGGCAACACATCAAAAAAATATTTTAGGGGGAAGTGTTTTTTATGTGGGTCTTTAGAAAATAGCCCCGCTGCTCCCGCAACGGACAGCGGGGCTATTTTCGCCGGTGGCCTCCCGGCTTTCCGGCTGCACATTCACACTAACAAATCAGGGTTTGGCAGGGCAATACCAAATTCGGATAATCACTGTTTGCGGCAAACCAGAATTGGGATTCTCCTGCCCGAAAAAGGAGTAAAAGGGGAAAATGGTAAAAACATTGCAGGATTTGTGCAGGGATGCAAAAGACCGACAGAATTTAACCATACAAGATTTGTCCGACATGACGGACATTTCAGCATCAACCATAAGTAATTTTTTCTCCGCATCATCAAAGGAGCCGAGCGTGTACAAAATGGGTTTAATTTGTGCCGCGCTTGGCGTTTCGATGGATGAATATTTCGGGATTGAAAAAGAAGTGACAACGGAAGATCAATTGACAAAAGCCAATGAACAGTTGAAGCATCAAAAGCAGCTGCATGATGCCGATGTGCAGATAGCCCATCTTGAGGGCAGCATGGAGCAGATGGTGAAAACCATTAACTACCATCGCAAGAAATCGCGGGACACAAAATTTGCTATTTATGGTCTTACGCTTTTGTGCGCCATATTTATGGCTGTCATCGTGGGATATATCTTTTTTGACTACCACGTTCCCCATCAGGGGCTTATTCAGGGCGGGCAAGCGGGTGTATTCGCCTGGATTGTCTTTTTGCTTCTTGCAGCCGGTATCGGCATTTTTGCCGCTATTTTGATGATGTATTTGCGATATGCAAAAAAATATACATTGACGCCAGATAAGGGAGGAGATGAACAATGAGTGTAGTATTGCGGGCAGCATTATACCCGCGTGTGTCCACGGAAGAACAGGCAAAGTTTGGCTTATCTATTCACGATCAGCAGAACGACCTCGAAGCGTACGCCAAAGCCAACAATATGAAGGTGGTAGGCGTTTTCCCTGATGCAGGGTTTTCTGCCAGAAAGAAGATTGAAAAGCGCCCGGCTATGCTTCAACTGCTGGAAGCCGTAAAGCATGATGAGGTAGACATTATTCTTGTCACAAAGCTGGACCGGTGGTTTCGCAACATCGGCGAGTATTACAAAGTGCAGGAGATCCTTGAAGCCCACAACGTGTCGTGGAAAACGATTTATGAGGACTACGACACGTCTACAGCCGCAGGCCGGTTAAAGATCAACATCATGCTTGCCGTAGCACAGGACGAAGCTGACCGCGCCAGCGAACGTATAAAGCGGGTGCTTGATGCCAAAAAAGAGCGGAATGAAGTTTGCACCGGTCATCTTCCAAAAGGCTACAAAATTGAAGGTAAATTCGCTGTTATAGACAAAGAGACCGAACCGATTATACGGAGATACTTCTCTACATTTTTGGAAACCGGCTCCATAACAAAAGCGATGGACGCAGTACCGGAATTAAAACTTAAATACCTAACAGCCAGTCAAATGTTGGACAACCCCGGATACATGGGAGACTGGCACGGGATAAAATTGCCCCCGTATTTAACACCGCAGGAATTCCAGCGTGTGCAAGGTTTACGCACGAGGGTGACACGAAAATCCCCTTACAATCGAACGTATATTTTTTCAGGGCTGATAGTCTGTGGAGAATGTGGGCGCAGAATGACAGGGCATCCGTCTCCACGCGCAAGCGGGAAGTGCTCTTATTCCTACTACTGTCAAGGGTCTTACCAGAGGAAAGGATGCGACAACGGTAATTTTACCATCGAATGGAAAATCGAAGATTATCTGCTGTCGACAATAGACGAGCAGATACAGGTCAAATTGCAAGCCAAGCCGCGTCAAGAACCCAAAGCAAACCAAGATGCGCAATTAAAGGCTTTACAAAAAAAACTATCCAAGTTGTCAGAGTTGTATATAGACGACATGATTTCAAAAGCGGACTACTCAAAAAAGTATGCAGAACTGACATCACAAATGGATGAGATTACACAAGTAAAATCACAAAGCCGCGCACCAGAAGAAATTGCAACCTTATTTTCCGCAGGATGGCAAGAAATATACAAACAACTTAACAGAGAAAACAAACAAGCATTTTGGAAACTCAAAATAAAAGAAATCCGGCTTTACAAAGATCGCCGGATTGAATTTGATTTCCTATGAGTACTTAGTTTATATAACCCTTTAGGTTACAGCAAACTAAGTACATATAGCCCCTCTGCCAATTCGGGCAGAGGGGCTACTTTAGTTATTCAGCTTCCGCATAACGTTGTCATACACCCGAGTGTTTGTCACTTTGAGCGCGTCCATCAACTCGTCCATTACTCCCCACGCTTTTATCGCATCACAAGCCTTTACCGCCTGCATAAATTCACTGTCACCAAATGCTGTATCAGGTGCCGCTGCGCCTGAATACGCGGCAATTTGCGTGTAAGCGTCGCGCGTTTCGTGCTGGTTTTGTATGATGTACAGAATAGCCAGTTTTTCGTAGTTCGTCCAGCTTGACTGCTCGGATTCCAACTTAGATATCCAATAGTGAAGTTCTTTTTCGTCGATCAAGGGGAACTACCCCCTCTCAGCTCTCCACGGCATCCATACACCGCTGAATGGCGTTGCGGATTGTATCATCGTCCGCATTGTCCAGCATCTCCTGAAGCTGGCGCTTCATGTCGTCCTTCGCACTGTCGCGGCTATAATGGCCGCGCACATAATGGGTGCCACGCCGTGCGTAGGAGCTACCGCCGCCGTAGCTGTCGCGGGAATACCTGCGCTGGGAATAGTCGCCGTCGCGGGAGTAACGCCGCTGGGAATAATCGCCGTCGCGGCTGTACCCTTCGCCGTCCAACATCTCGATCTTGTCAATGTTCTTGATTGTGTCGGTCAGCTTATGGACGATGTCCAAATCACCTGCGCCAAGTTCGCCTTTGTGGGCGATCTCGTCAAGCTCTTTGCAAAGCATATCGCGCAAATCGTACATTGCTTTCATACTCATGTTAATTCTCCTTTCACGCGATCCTCTCAACCGTCAGGTTCGAGTTGGCGAAGTTGACGGCCTGAGTGCTGGTGTTTTCCATTGCAACCGTCAGGCAGCAGCCTTTCGGGACACAGACCTGCGCGGAAACATAAATGTTAAAGTAGTTTTCTACCGCCGCAGGCGTGACAGTCGCCGTTGCGCTGGTCAGCGCCTCGCCGTTGACGGCCAGCGCGGCGGTGATGGCTCCCACGGTGCCGCCGGTGGGAATGGCGATGTTGCCGCCGTAAGTGACTTTGTACAGCGCTCTGCACTGGTTCGTCAGCCCGCGCAGCGTCACCACCCCGGCGCCCTCACGGTGCACGATGCACGGCTTGCTGTTGACCGCGGTTTCCGTCAGAGGCACATTCTGCCCTGCGGCCACAGTCACAATATTGGCGTTGGTAAATTCGGCCAAAATAATCACTCCTTTCAAAATACAGCGGCGGGACTATTGCCCCGCCGCGTTGGTATCAGTATCAGCACGGGGCTGAACAGTTCGGAAATTCCGAACAGCTGGTGCTATGCAGTTGTCAGCAGCCGCAGCAGCCGTTATAACTGCCGTTTGCCCACGGGTTGCAGGACGGGTAACTGGGAATGGGCGTGGGCCGCAGCTGGGAGATCAGGTAGTTGTTCTGCGCAGCCTGAGATGCGGCAAGGCGCAGCTCCTGATTGGCACTTTCCAGATCGCGCATCTTGCTCTGCGTCAGGAAGTCAAGGATAGCGCGGCTATTCTGGTTCTGGTTGTCGATGATGTCACGCGCAGCGGTGTTGACCGTGTTGCGGGTGTCGCAAGCCTGCGTCGCCATGTCGTACCGCACCTGGGCGATAGCCGCCCGGTTCTCGCAGCAGCACTCCTGGTTCTGCATCTGCATGGCGGTGAGCTGCTGCATCAAAGCGGCCTGCTGATTGCAGCGCGCCAGTTCCGCAGCGGAGAAGCCGCTGGTCACAGCCTGCGTCACGCCGGCAAACCCATTCAGCATACCGGTATTCATGGCGTAGAAGCCGTCACAGATGCCGTTATTCACCGCGTCCAGCTTGCGCTCGATGTTGGCAAAGTCAGAGGTCAGAACATAACCGTCCATCACGCCGTTGCCGCCGCCACCGAAGCCGAAGCCGTTACCCCAGCCGCCAAACGCGGCGAAAATGAGGAACAGCACGATCCACCACGCGCCATCGCCTCCCCATCCGAAGCCGTTACCGTTGCCGGTGTTGGCAGGAGCCACAGGCATAGTCATCATGGGGGTGCCATCGGAAAGAGACATAGTATCACTCCTTTTGAAAAAATATTTATATCAAACCGTGGCCACGATTTTGATTACTTGAAAAGCCCCTGAAATTGGTTTGCCATTGACTGTATCTTGTTCAACTGGTCTTGTGAAATCCTGCCGCTTTGCAGCATCTTCTCCACTTCCGCTTTTGGGTCGCCTTTAAAACTTGCCTTGAACTGCTTGAACTGCTGTAAAAGCTGAGGAAAGTTGCCCATCGGCATCTGTCCGCCGCCCAGCGCATTAAAAAACGGGTTGTTACTCATCGTCTTCGTCCTCCTCTACCTTGCGCTTCTTCTTGCCCTTTATTTCGCCCACAAGCGCCGCCAGCGCGTCGAACTCCTTACGGGTCACATATTCCGGGGCGGGAGCTTTCTGCGCATCAGGAGCGCTTGCAAGGCGTTCTACAAGGTCATACGTCTTAAGGGTCGGCTTGCCGCTTGCATCTGCCTGTTTTAGGTACACCACGGGAGCTGTGCTGTCCCACAGCGCAATGGCGGAGTTGGGAGCAATCAGCCAATTCTCCGCCTCCGGCCTACCAGCCACCCACTGTACGCCGCCCTGCGGCACCGGGTTCTGCATGGGCGGAATTTGCGGTATCTGCGGCGGCATGGTCTGCATCTGCTGCTGCCGAAGCTGGGCAAGGTTGTCCTGCATTGGCTGCGGGTAATAAGGGTTGAAATACGGGTTAAATGCCATAGTTACGCCTCACTTTCTTTTTGCCAGTAATACAAAACAATTTCGTTTTCGCTGTTCCAGCTGTCGTAGATCACGCCATCCTGCACACACACGACGTGCCCGGATAGCACAAGGACAAATGTCCCTTCCGGGTGCTCGTCGGCGAACCTACTGACCGTGTAGCAATCTGGGCACGTGTCCGGCACAATGTACCGCCGGTAGCCTATACGCCGCAAATACGCGCCCCACACCGCGTTTGCGGATGGCATATCACCTTCCAGATACCCCTCCACTGCCATAGCAAGGTACGTTTCGCCCCACTCTTTTCCGGTGGCTTTTGAAATAGCCCGAACAGTGCAGTCTCCCACATTTTTCCCGTGTGGGTTTTCGTTGAAGTAGCTATACATGCGCCGACACCATTTCTATCACCTGCACATAGGCTTTTAGCCCCGGAAGATCGTCTTGATACGCCCAAATAATGTCCTCCGCCATCTGCTGGGTAAACCCCAGCGATACCAGCTTTTCAACCATGCAAGCACCTCCGTTTCTTGCAATAAGCGTAACAAAAAACTGCCTCCGCAAAGGGGCAGTTAAAGGTCAAAAAAAGGTCGTTAATTAGCAAAATATTTACTTGTGCAACCCACCATACACGATGTATAATAATGGCAGCCATTCCGGAACACTCCCGGCTGGCATCTTCTCCATTTTTATACGCCTGGTTCCCCCCTACCGGGCGCAAGCAAAGAAGCCGCACCTTTTCAGGTGTGGCTTCTTTCTTCGTCTGCAAACTTTTGATACGCTCTTCTGCGGCACCTCTTCACCGTTTCCGGAGAAACATTCATCAGGAACGCAGTTTCGCAATAGCTCTTCCGCTTTACGTCACATTCAATAACGCACACCGCTTCGTCAGGCGGTAGCTGTACGCTCATTACATACGCAATAGCCCGCTTTGGTGCCATGCTCTGCAATCTGCGCCGTATCTGCTTGTGATAGCTGTCCATAACACGGTTATAGCCGTGAGCTTGCGGGACTTTACGCCGGGGAAAGAGGCGGCTTGTCGTAGCTCTTTCCCGCCCAACAGATTTATTTTACTTCACGATCTCCCACGTGCCGCTTTTCCCGTCCGCGCTCCGCGTCACCTTCACGGTGTACGTTTCGGTTACGGTCGGCTGTTCCGGCTCCGCAGGCTTCGTCTCCTCCACATACGGAATCCCGAAATACTCACACAGCCCCTTGGCCGCGCTCTCCGCGATCTCCTTCATGTGGGTGTGGAACCATGTGGCGTCATCCATGTTGTCGTGGAAGGCGTGTTCCTCGTAGAACGCCACAGCGTTGGTCTTTTTCAGCTCGTACAGGTTGCTCCGCGCCACCAGCTTCACCGTGCGCGGGTAAATCTGCTTGCGATACTTCACCATGATATCGCCCAGCTTCTTGCCGTTCTTGGAGTAGGTGTAGTACATGGGATGGCACCCCCGCGCCGTTCCGTTGGCACTGGCATTGGTATGGCTGACGTAATGCACGTCCGCGCCCCACGCGTTGCTTTCCCGCACGTTCTGCTTCATGATGGCGTCGCCGTTGTCGCCGTTCATGGGGGTGCGCCGATAGCCACGCTTTGTCTCGATGCCGCAGCGGTTCAGGATCGGCTCCAGAATGTCGATGTACTCGTTGTTCTCCAGTGCCTCATAGCACTGTTTCCCGTCCGGGCGCGGATATACACAGGGGTTCGCCATGTGCATAGCCGGGGACAGGTAGACTTTCGGGGCGGCCATTTACATGGCCTCCTCGTCGTTGGTAGACTTCATCTGCTTAAAAATCTGATTGACGCCCGTTGCGGTCAGGCCGGACATAATGCCCACAGCGACCGCCGTAAAGTAGTCTTCGGCGGGGAAATCCGGCATGTGGAATGCCAGTGCCAGCGCACCGATGATGCCGCCGAACACGCCGCAAATGATGGGAATCCATTTGCTGTCAAGCGCCGTAGCCTTCACGATCATGCCGATCAGATAACAGATGACGATGATAGCGGCAACAGTGGCCACTCCGATAGTGTTGATGTCCATAGTTACTTCCTTTCCGGCTTTACGCCTCTCGCTTGATGGGCAGCTTCCTTACTTCCTCCATGACCCGTTTTGCGCTGCCGTTGCCGCCCATCTTCTCATACGGCTGGTACAGATAGTCATTGAGGTTTTCGTACTCGTCCTGCGTGATGTACCCCCGTGTCACGTACGCCATGCCCAGATGGATGATGCGGTCATGCGCCAGACCCACCAGCATCTTCCGCTCTGCGTTGTTCTTGTCCGCCCGCTTCGATACCAGTGCCCACAAGCCGCTGCTTGTCAGCACCGCGACCGCCAGCGGTACGGCGATCTGCTGTACCCACGGTTCCATTCGCTCTCCTTTCTGTCCTGTCGGACTTCCTGTTATTTAGCCCTCGTCCGGGTACTGCTCCCGAATCGTAGCCTTCGCGCTGGCAATCATTGTGGTCAGTTCATTCGCCTTGCTGTTGCCCTCGGCCTGATACTCCTGCCACTTGAGATTCGCCTCGTCCACAGTCAGCATCTTGCCTTCGTAGCTGATGACCTTGTCCGTCTCGTAGGCGCGTTCCCTCAGCTCCTCCGGGGTGTAGGGGATATACTCCCAGTGAATCCCCTCTGCCTCGCTGTAAGACAGAACAGCGTGGGTGTTGGGGTGGTCAACACGGGCAGGGTATGTCTCCTGCTCGATGAGCCGGTCATAGCTGCTCTGCTGACCAAGCAGAACGGCCTTGTTGTCTTTGATTGTGTAGATGTACATTGATTGAACCTCCTTAGTCGGTGTTGTTTTCTTTTTCGTGCTCGAATCAGGCACACACCCAAACTATTGATGGGACTGTTGTTAACTACGAAGAAAAAGGGTAATTTTGGGTGATGGCGCGGTGACCTTCATAACCAGCGCTGCCTCTGGAATGTCATCTTCTGCATCCATTGCACCAACGCCAATGTTTTCCATCCCGTCATAGATATAAGTTGAAAATTGCAACGTTGAGGTTGGTTCTTGTGTAATAATAACATATCCTCCGACAATCACATTGGGAATCGTGAAATTTGTTTGAGAATCAAACGCACCTGTTCCCGTCCAGCCATTGCTTGTTTGCCAAAGGCAAAACAGAGCAGTGCCTACATTGTCCGCAGCAGTCTCCACTCGCAACTGTGTTGTTTCCCCACCGCCCACTCCACTCGCCACATTCACCGTCACATCTACCTTCTTCAGCGCATCATACGGTGCATCGGGTGTGACTGATACGGTGCCGTTGGAGGTGATGGTGAGCGCCTTGGTGTCTTGGACGGCGGTATCGTCAGGCTGCTTTACGCCGTTGGCTTGGAGCCACGTGAGCAGTTCGCCGGGGGGTGGGGTGTCGAAGGTGAGCTTGCGGTAGGCTTCGGAAGCCCAATCACCGAACTTTTTTACTATAGTGCTATCGTATGATATCTGTACCCGTAAATTTTCTGATAGCGTAATTGAGCTAAAAGATAGTCCATTGGAAGTAAAATCTACATTAAATTTCACGCTGCCGGAAGGATCTGCTGTGCTATTCAGCACCCACGTTTCCTTTGCCCCACCGGAAGATGATGCCTCTAGGGCGCCGGTGATTTTCGTTCCGCTCTTGTCGTGGGCTGTATAGCCCTTTTGTAAGGTCTCGGGAGTTACTGTATCAGACCGGAGGTCTAAAATGGTTTCCCCCTTTACTATGACCTGATTGGCGTTTGCCATAATAATCCTCCTTCCGAGGAACGGGGGCAGATGCCCCGCTCTTATCCGATCGTTACCGTCTGACCGCCCTGCGGATTGTCGGTGTACTTAACCGGGATAGCCTCAACAGTCACCTGAGACAGATAGTTGTATTCGGGGCTGTCGGGGGCAATGACCTGCTGTGCGAAAGACGGGGTTGCGGTTTTGGCCTGTGCCTTTGCACCTTCGGTACCGGACATAGCGCCCTCAACACCCAGAATCGAGATGCCCTGACGGATGTTATTAGGGATAACCTTTGCCGCCTCGGTAGGGTCAATCTGTGCCATACCGCTGCCATCGTGGTACCCCTGCGGGATAGGAACAGAAACGCTCTTCTTGGAAACGTTAAGGGTCTTTGCGCCGTTGTTGGGCATAGTGCCAGTGACCTTAGCGCCGGTCACATACGCCGTCTTACCGAGCAGGATTTCTGCTGCGCCAGCAGTAGCATCACTGGTATCAGCATCCTTCGTGCTTGTGCCCACAATCGGGGCGCCGATTTTGTCATGGGCTTTCTTGCCTTTCGCAATGTCAGCCGCGGTAATGTCATCACCGGTCAAATCTATCAAGACTTCGCCGGACCCCAGAACGACTTTGCTGTTGTACTTGTCAGCCATTTGTTATACCTCCAATATATACTGTTGTACCCCCGCTGGGGTTGCTTACTCGTGCCACTTCGATGGGGTGAACTAACACGTCATCTTTCATAAGCTTGTTCTTAGTTTTCAAAACTTCTTCTGTAAACTTTGGCGTTACCTTATAATCCCCATCGTATTCTTCACCGCCCGTATAAATGGGCTGCGCTTGAATTGCGGAGAGTTTGTATACAGGCTCTTTCCTGACAGATAACCGTAGCTTAGTCATATCCTTCCTCCCGAATAAGCCGTTCAACAGGTATCTGTTCCACTGCGGTAGCACGCTTGCCGCCGGTAGCAGTTGTCCACATTACCTGTATCAAGCAAGAAGCCGACACCAGCCGCATCGCGCTTTTGTAAGGTAATGTGCATACCAGTTTCCCGTCTTGAACATCGACTGGCAATTCAATATACACGCCGCATTGCTTTTGCGATATTGCCAGCAAAATATTTGTCGCCCCGGTAAAGTCTACCGGTTCTATTCCGTCTGTTACTTCCAGTTCCAGAACATTTTCCATTTTTTGAATCACGCGCACACCTCCTTTCACGTATCAACTGTATTGCTTTATCATAGGGCAAGCCGCAGATACCGGCCAGACCGGAGTACAGCGCCGCAATAGCGGGCAGCACGATAGGCAAAAGCACTTCCTTCATCCACGGTTCCATTTGCCGCGTTCTCCTCTCAAATTATTTTTGCCACTCGACACCCTTCGACCGTTTCCGTCATGTCACCACCTCCCATGCCGGACGATATTGTGTAATCGTCCTTTCTTTTATTTGCTTTCGTTAGACGCAGAAACCGAAAGCGACGCCAGCAATGTCGTTGGAGGCGCGGAGAGTAGCGGCGTGGCCGTCTTCGTCGACAATACAGAAACTATAGTTGGAGAGACGATAAGGAGAACGCTCCCACCAGAGGTCAGCGGAGCCACCTTTGTTCTTCACCTTCGAGTTACCTGCCTTGTAATATGCGTACTGCGTTCCTTCTCCAGAAACGGAATAGGCGGCGGAACCGAAGATTTCGATTTCAGCCAGCAGGAAACAGCTGTCGGAGACTGTTTCCGTACCGCTTGTAGAACTGCCGCCAGTGCCGGAAACTTTATTGACCGGCTTGATGGCTGTTTGCCATGCTGCGGGCATATATCCCTTCATGGTTGCCATCGTCGAGGTGCGCATAGCGCTACTCTTCCAGCCGCCGCTGTTTGTGTTAGAACTGTTCATCACATAGGTCGTTGCGAACATGTCATGCATCTGGAATGTGATACCAGCATTGCCAGTTTTGGTGGTAACGCCATAAGCACTTGCATCAGTCAGCGTATCATGGTTAAAGCCAATCACATCAAAGGCGTAACTTGTACCATTCAGGTCGAGCGTCACCTGATCACCCACATTGATCTTTCGATGAATATTGCCATAGACTATATCCACATATACAGTCGTGGTTTCACTGGTAATATCGCTATTGTTGGATATAATCGCAGACATAAGGGATAAAATGGCTGGCTCAATGCCGGACAACCCATCTGTATAAGTTACGCCGGATTGTGGCGTCAGACTGGCAAATGCCATTTTACTACCACCAGCACCCCCTACCATTATTGGCCTACCGATAATTGAACCCATATTTTCCTCCTCAATTCGAGTACACCATTGTCTTTGTACCCTGTATCGTCATGGCCGTGAAGGGCGTACCGCCTATGCACACGGCCTTTACCGTGAACGTGTGTGTTGGTGTGGTGTATCTCCCAAATCTGTTGTCCATTTACACCGCCCCCTTCACGTCGTACATGGTGGTCTGCAGCGTCAGCGCCGCCGTGGGCTTCTTTCCCACCGCATGGGCGGTGAATGCCCCATTTTCGTTGGCGATATACAGGGCGCTGGTGCCGTCCTCCAGCATCTGCTTGATGGCCGCCTTGTCCGCCTCCAGATCCACCTGCTTGCCCGCTGCGCCGTCGGCAATGGTCACCGGCTGCTTCCAGTCGTCGCCGTCCGCCACCCAGCCCGCCACCGTCAGCGTAACAGAGCCTTTGATGATGCTGCCCTGTTTGGCGTCCAATGCCGCCTGTGTGTCCGTGGAAATGGGCTTTTCAAGGTCGCTGGTGTTGTCCACGTTGCCCAAACCGACCATTTCCTTGTCGTAATCTCCCGCCTGCGGTACAACGCTTCCTGCGCGTCCGTTGAAGCTCACCACGCCGCCTACGGCCTGCTGTGCCTGCTCTGCCCAGTATTTGGCGTTGTTTGTATCCTCGCCCTCGCGTGTCCCTGTTCCGCCAACAGCCCAGCTCTGTGCGGTTTTATTGATGCCGTCCACACTGGCTGCGCTCTCTGCAGCAGCCGTTGCGCTTTCCTGCGCCCGAGATGCGGAGCCAGATGCCGCTTCCGCCGCCGCGCTGGCCGTGCCGGCCGCATCGGTCGCCGCCCTGGCCGCGCTCTGCGCCGTCTGTGCACTCGTCGCCGCTGCCGATGCACTGTTTGCGGCATCAGAGGCCTTTTCGCTTGCCGCAGATGCACTTTTGCCAGCACTGGTGGCGCTGGCGGCGGCGTTCGTTGCACTCCCAGCAGCGGCGTCCGCATTGGCCTTGGCCGCCGTCGCACTGTTTGCCGCTGCGGTTGCGCTTTCCCCGGCGCTTGTTGCGCTGTTTCTCGCAGCTGCTGCGCTTGCTGATGCAGCAGCCGCTTTCTCGGTGGCAATCTGCGCATTTGCATCGATGCCCTCTGCGCCTCCATTTAACACCCAACTTGCTACCTGTTCCCACTGGTCGCCCGTAAAGGCCGAATCTTTGAAGTTTAGCGTAGTGCCTCCAATAGTTATTTGGGACATTATTCCACTTCCTTCCCGTAGTAAATAAGAATTATTCCGTCAGCGCCGTTTCCGCCGGACGACCCTGCTCCTCCAACGCCGCCGGAGTAATTTCGCGTACTGCCAGTATTACTATCTTGATACCAGCCACCCGCGCCGCCGCCAGAGCCGCCATTCCCTCCAGCGCCGCCGCAACCGCGCACCGTTGCATTCGCGCCGACAACCGTGGCCGCTACGCCTGCCGCACCGCTTATAGATGTGTTATTTGTGCCATTCTTTGCGACAACCGCACCACTTCCAAAGCCGTAGTGATACGTTCTGATAAACGGCTCGGATGCATCAATATATCCGCTATACATGGTGGTTACGTCTGTACGCTCTCCGCCAGACGCCCACATTTCAACGGAACAATAGCCGCTACCGCTGATGTTGCATGAACCGCTTTGTGACGTCCACGTCTGTTTTTGTAGCGTTATCGTCTGTGAACTGCCTCCAAGCGTTATTTTGACGTACATCGCGTATTCGTACCATCCGCTCGGCTTCCTAACACTGACATTGAACTGCACGTTACCGTTCGATGCAGTATATGTAACCGTCAGATAGATAGCAGGTGTCGCGTTAGTCCACCGCTCATCGTTGACCAACGTGCCGTAAGTATCGCCGCCAAATTCGGCCTGCGAATCCGCCCTTTTCGTGCCGCCGCTGTAAGTAGTCCCGTTGTAGACGATTACGCCCGGTTCACCATTTGAGCCACCACCGGATCCGCCGCTTTCCCCATTTATACCATACGCACCGTACACGTTGACGGGGGCAAGGAAATCTTGAAACCCACTGAAAGACGGTGCGCCATTCGCAGTTGACACCTCAATGGTTTTGCCGTCCTGCGTATAACTGATAGAAGAATCTGTACCCACACTTCCGGTGGGATCACTTGTAGTGCCGCCGATGCCGCCTTTACCAATAACGCAGTTGAACGTCATCCCGCCGCAGTTCTCGCCGATGATTGGCTCTACAATCTTTCCGCCGGCGCCGCCAGCACCGCCAGCACCTCCAGCACCTCCGGCATTGTACTTTCCAGAAGCCGTTGCGCCCGTTCCTCCCGTTTCCCCAATCGCTCCGCCAGAGCCACCGCCAATCAACACAGCGCGGCATTTCGTAGCGTTTGCGGGAAGCGTAACGGATTGAGACGAAGTAACGACGATGACATCTGTATAGTCGTTGCCCCAGGTCGGCGCGTAATTTGCAATGATTTTTGCGCTTCCTTTCAGGATCGCGGAGCCATTAAGTGATAACTCGCTGATTAGCCCCGATGTGGCGTCATCATACGGGTCATTGAAACTAACAGCATCGCCCGCCCGTTCTCCGTTTGCAACAATGTCCATTTTGATCGTCTTTGCACTCGTGTAATACGAAAACAAACGCTCAACTACGTTGTTGCTGTTTGCACGGGAAATAAGCGTTGCGTTTGTGACGGTAACAGTGTTGTCCTCGTCCGCGTTTGCGTCACCCTTAAACCGCTCAACCGTTGTGTGCGTGTACTTATAGCCGGTAAGCGCAACACTCCCCGTGGCGGTCACGATTGCGTAGTTTATCCCGCTTTCCAAAATGCTGCCGCTGTCCACCGCTATGTCATGCATCGGTTCGGAAAACTCAACGATCATTCCGGTTAACGTTTGACCTTTCGGAGACGTAAACGCGCTATCCGGCAACACGACAGAACCTTCATACAGAGTAGTTTGCTCATCAGAAGATCCCTTGTTTAGGTACGCGTGCTCCAGCACAGAAACCTTTGTAACGCCGTCCGGGTACTCCACGCTGCCGCCAACATAAATGCGCCCGTCCTCGATGTCCTTCGTTGTCGCTGACGAAAGCACCGTGATAAACATATCGCCGCTGTCGTCCTTCTTGATGGTGGCGCCCATAGCAAACAGGAGCTGATGCAGGTTCTCGCGCCGCGTTGCTATTGGTAGCCACCCAAACACCTTCTGGTCTTTGATAGTCGGGTCTATGGTGTACGTTACTATGCCGCCTATAATGTCCTGTACGACGCTTGCAAACGTATCTGTGCCGGTGTAATACAGCCCGCCGTAGTGCTTCGACTTTCCGAGCAAGCCTATGCTCGATACGCACGAAATGGAATACAGGTTCTTTTTTACCCGCAAGCACTTTTGCATATAGAACTTGCCGACCAGCGCGTTATTGTGGTAGTACAATACCGCTCTGCCGTATTTGTACTGGCTGGGATCGTTGGATAGCACCGACACAAACGGTCTGCACCCAAGTATCAGGTCATCGCCCGTCATAAGGCCATCATAGTCAGATGGCTTTAAGATCGTGGGCACCTTCGTCGTGGGGTCGATGGTGGCATTCAACGTGTCGTATTCCAGCTCAGAGCCGGTCATGGATTCAACGAGAAGCGCGGTGACTGCTTTTATTCTTTCGTCTGTGTAGCTATCCTGCAAAGTCGCTATTTTGTTCACTTTTACACCTCACTGAAAGACACAGAAAGACCAGTCCAAAACGTAATCCCGGTGCCACCAACCCCACGATACACGGTCTCGCTCGCTTCCATATACGCCTCAACAGTTTTTTCTGCCGCTTGCTTTGCGTCGAAATACGTAAGCGACACGGGCTGGCCGGAATAAATTGCTGTAAGCAGCGCCGATTGTTGCGTTTCCGTCAGCGGCATACACGTTGCTTTCCCACTTGCTTTGATTGCAACAATGTCCTGAATGGTGTCTCCGTTTTTCATGGTTCCGCCGTTCCCTCCATCAATTTTGATATAGGAACACTGGAACCCCTCAGGCGTAAAATAAGACGTAAAGTCAACACCGTTGATTTTAATTGTCTTGGCCATAAACTACCTCACAAACGAATTCCCGCGGCGCGTGTTTTCTTCGTGGTTATAGACATATGTTTTTCTCGCAAGCGTTGTGCCATCCAGTTCCAGAGTAATCGGGATGGTAATAGGCTGCGGTGCGTTTCCGGCATAGGCGGCCTGCAAGCGGCTATTGGAGGTATATCCAGCGGTTGCGTTGATAGTTGCAACTCCAAAATCCAAAGAGCTTTCAATCCCGCGTTTTATCGAGCCAAACTCCTTGTCGAAGCCTTCTCCAAGCCCTTCTGCCATAAATCCGCCAATGCCGGCAAACACCTTGGACGGGCTGTGAATGCCGAGGAAGTTTTTTACCCCGTCAACAACTCCGCCAAAGAACCCCTTTACGCGGCCCCACAGCCAATCTCCCATGCTTTTTATGCCATCCCACAAGCCGCGTATCAGATCTTTACCTACACTCAGAATGTCGGGGATGCCGCTTATAAGGCTCTCTACAATCGTCTGAATGATTTGTGGGATTTTTGAGACGAGTTGCGGGAGCGCTTTAATCAGTCCGACGGCCAGCGCACCAATAAGCTTGATTCCGCCGTCAACCAGCGCTGGCAAGTTTTCAATTAGCTTGTCGACAATTACATCGATCAATTCGAGAATACAGCTAATCAGAATATCAATATTGTCAAGAACTCCGCTAACCAGTGCCGTAATTAAATCCATACCAGCTGCGACTATGCTCGGAAGATTCTCGAGCAAAATCTGAACAACCATCGGAATAATTGTCTGCGACGCTTCTGTTATTAGCTGCGTAAGCCCCTGAATAATTACGTTCACGCGGGGGATAATGTTTCCGCCAACAGTAACAACGCTATCGACAAAACCGCTTGTAAGTTCTGAAAAATTTGCGTTGTCATCGGCGATGCCAGTAAGCAGGTTTTCCCATGCCCCTTTCATGGCAGCCACGGAGCCTTGAATCGTGTCCGCCGCTTCCCTTGATGCATACCCTTGCATCCCAACCATTTCGATGTAATCTACAAGGGCACTTTGACAATCAGCCAGGTTCTCGATTTGGTACTCTGTTGCGCGACCGTTTGCCGCGTTCCACTCGTTTACCTTGTCGATAACCTCTTGAAATCCTTCTTTTGTAGGCGTAATGCCGATTTGAAGGTTATCCAACATGGTATAGTTGGATTTCATAATTCCATTAAAAGCATTTTGAACTGCTTCCTGAGAATTACCGGTCGCCGCTACAACGTCTGCCTCTGCGTTGATGATCTTGTCGGCAAGCTCTGCCGCTGCTTGTTCGTTTCCCCCGAGCGCCGTTTTTAAGCCAGTTGCAAACCCGTTTACTTGCCTCAGGTATTCATTCTGGCTCATTTGAACGGTGCTATATGCGTTTTTGGCCTTGTCTGCGATAAAGTCGTAGGCTTCGCCGAACATCAGCTCTGCGCCGCCCACAAGCTGCTCATAGTCCGCATAGGCAGCCATTGCCTGTTTGCTAACAGCCACAATAGCCGCGCCTCCTGCAGCAACAGCCGCCGCGCCAACTTTGGCAGCTGTTGCAAGACCACCTTTAAGCTTATTTGCGAGCGTTTCTGCTCTGCTGCTTGTTTCTCCAAACCCCCTGTCCACGTCGCTGTTATCAACAGTGATTTTTACAAAAAGATCAAGCAGGTTCATTTTTTCACCACCAATCCGCACCGCGCGACAATATCGGCGGTAATTTCTTCACAAGACCTGTTGTCTTGTTTTTTGGGTTCCACAATATCTGCCAGCCGTGCTTTGATGTAGCTTCCTCCCGCATATCTTGCCGTATTTTCCCCGATAATCCGAAGAGAATCAGCCACGTATATCCGGTATGCCTTGTCCGCCATGTTTTGCTTGTGGCGGACAAGGCAATACCGGAGAAACAGTTTTACTTTTTTTGCGCCTCTGTACTCTCCTGCGCAGAGCCAGAGGAGGTCTTGCTCTGCGCTGAGGTAAAAAGCACGCCGAATGCTTCATCGGTCAAAAGTTCCGTTGCGTCTCGCATCAGCTTGACGAGGTTCAGCGCGCCCTTGTAGCTCTCCGCGCTCACGCCCTCAATAGAGGCAAGAATTGCGATAATATCGCCTTTGTGACCCTTGAGCAGCGCGGGGAGCGCTTTTCGCGCCCTCTGCGTAGCAAACTGTTTTGCCGTCATGCCCTCCGGCAGCTTCTCGCGCTTGAACAGTGCGGATGCCTCATCGTCCTCCGCAATGTTGGCAATCGGGTCGATGATATCCGCGATGACGTCAAAGACGCGCTCGCCCTGAATGTCGGAAAGTCTCATTTACGCCTCCGCCGTGCCGGCCTTGATGTAGATTTCAAAGGGAACCGTATCCTGCGCACTCATGGAGTAGTGACCGGTAAACTCAAACGCAAACTGACCCTTGGCCTTGTCGCTTGTCTGAAGCTGGAATCCGCCCGTGGAAAGCGCGTTGATCAGCTTGATAGCGATAAAGCCTCCGTTGGTTTCTCCGTTCTTGTCGGAGTAATCGCCCACAAGCCAGATATCATCAAAGTCCGCGTCCTTAAGGTCGTTGCGCGGCGTGACCTTGGTCGTATCGGTCGTTCCGATGTCCGCCGCGCCGCACAGCAGCTTGGCAATGGCCGTGTCGGCGTTGACGAATGTGCCTGTCATCTTTGCTTCCCACGAATCAAGCTTTTTCAGCTCCTTCATGTTCTTCGGGCAGTTGTCAATATCTTCGCCGAAGTCAGCATAGGTGGGTGTTGCGGTAAAATTGACACCGCCGGTCGTTGCGCCGATTTGGCCGGATTCTCCAATGGCGCCTGTAGCAGGCGTAAAGTCAGTTGTCAGAATGCCGGCATTAATTTGAAGCTTCTGAAATGCATCAGAGGGAATCTTGGTGAATTTCATGTCGTTGTCCTTTCGTCAGTTTTGCGACAGGTACTCAACGGTGACATTGAGATACCGCCGCTTGATGTTTTTATCGCTCTCGTCCGCAATATTTTGGCACCACGGGGATCCCCGCTTGATCCACATCGCACCGCCGTCATAGGACACAAGCGCACCGCCCATGCCGATGGCTTCAGAAATCTCCTGTGCCTTGGCGTTCGGCACGGACTCGCTTTCGGTGTAGTACCAAAGATTCACTGTCAGCGCGATCTCGCCGCTTTCCCATGATCCGGTGATAAACTCATAGGTCAACCACGGAAAAACCGCGTCCTCCGGCACGTTGGACGTTGGGTACGCCGGGAGGAATTTAGAAAACCACGCATGGAGTGCCTTGTCTTTTGTCATTTCGGCAAGTCCTTTCGTTCGGCGGTAAAAAATTTCAGCGCCTTAATGATCGTCCCCGCAGACTTTGGCGCGGCCTTTTCCTCTGGATTTGAGGTGACACGGTAGGTTAGCCCCGTTTTCGTGTCGCGGAAATAGTCATTGTACTCGATAGGCACGCTCTGATTGACCAGCGCTGAATACACAGCCGTAACGCCCTCTTTTTCTGCTATGCGGGCTTCCATCGAGGTGTCAAGCGCCTGATAATTTAAGAACTCCGCGCCCTCAGTCCACGAAACAATGTAGCCTCCGGCGCCATCTGGTGTTCTCGTTTTTTCCATTAGCACGCAATTGTTCCCAAAATCGTCCAACAAGCTCACGATTCCACCCCCTTAATCTTCCTCCAATCGTTCAGCCGCGCCCTGAAAGCGTCCTGCCAGCCAGTCACAGCCGTTGTACCAGCTTTCCCGCCGCTTGCCTTGGTGTAACTGTACCCACCAAAGCTCTCGCTTGTGTAGGGGCTTAAAACAGCCTCGCCGTTCTTCTTTTGCCACTCGGCAATGTCTTCAGAAAGCATCATTACCGATTTCGGAATTGCCAGCGCCCACACCGATCCGGTAAATGTTTCGTCAGCCAAATCATAAGCCGGGTACTGATGTAATCCATCGTTAAACACGGAGCCGCACACGCGGAAATACTGGCCGTCCTGAAGAAAGGGCAGCGTAATGCTGCCATTCTCCACGGTGAACGTGCCCTCGTGAATGTCCACAAGGAACCAATTGTTCAAGTGCCGTAAAACCTGTTCAAGCATCACGCTGCCCTCCTATTTAGCCTGCTCCGGCCACCGAAACGGTAGCCACGGCAATGCCGTCCAGATACTCAGCCCACAGCTTCATGCCCATGATGGCGTACATATCGCCGGTGGCGCGGCTGTAATCGCCATCGACGTGAACGCCGATCAGGTTGGTCTCGCCCTTCACGGTGTAGTTCAGGCCCAGCTTGGCAAAGTCGCTATCGCTGGGGTCCACATAGTAAAGATCGATGTTCTCCACGGGCAGAGCGATTACCTTCTTGGAGGCGATGTACTTCTCGGGCAGCAGGAACAGAGTGCGGTAGCCCATGAAGTTCTCCACATAGTTGATGCCGAACATCGTCTGCACGGTGATCTCCTTGTCGCCGAGATAGTCGTAAGCGTCGATGATGTTGGCAAAGCCCACCACCTCGGTCACGTCCTTGTCGAGACCGGCAAACTTGTCCAGCACCTTGCCCTTTGCCATCGCAAGAGCGCGCTGCCAGGTCTTTTCCGTTACCTTGAGCGTGCCGGTGCCGAGGAAGGTATAGAAGTCGGTCAGGACCTTGTTCTGCAACGCCACGAGGAACGCCTCATCGGTCTTCTCCACGGCAACGTCAGCGCCGTACTTCGCCACGCTCTCGATCGTCACGCTCTTGGCATACTTGGAAATGTCGATGTCGCCGTAGGCAACAGGCTCCACCTTCATCTTGGTGAAGGGGATCTCGTCACCCTCGGCCACAGTGCCGCCCTTGAGACCGCCGTCCACGCTGGCCTTGTAGGAAACCAGCTTCGTGCCGGGGGCCTTGCGAATGGGGCGCATGATGCCCATGATGTTGCGCAGCGCGTCCCAGTTGTCAGCAAAGCGAGACACGAAATCCACCTCACGGGCGGAAGTAGTAAACTGCGCGGAAGTTGTTACATTAGTTTTCGCAGCCATAAATAGCTCCTTTCAAAAATCAGTTGTTTTCGCTTGCCATCAGATCGGCAAGCGCTTTCTGGCGCTCCGCCGTAGACATCACATAGCGGCCCTTGTCGTCCTTCTTGTAGATGTCCTCGCGGGTCTTTGCGCCGCCGGTGTTCGCTGGGGGATTGGCAGGATTCGCGCCGTGCGTCTGCGTGGTGGAGACCAGCCCCTTGTAGGTGCCGTCTACGAGTGCATCAAGGCTCTTGGTGTCCTTGATCTTCTCGCCGTCCAGCTCCAATGCGGCCATTTCCTCTCCGCAGCCACGCATGGCAAGTTCCAAATTCGCGCCGGTAATGTTTTTGCTCTCAAAGTAAGCACGCACGGCCTTTTCCTTTGCCGCCTTGCTTTCCTTTGCCGTGACGTCGGATTTGTAAGTTTCAAAGGCCGAGTGTTCCTTCTCGTACTTCTCCTTATAGCCGCCGTCACCTGCCGCCTTGAGGTCGTCCAATTCCTTCTGGACGCTGGGCAGCTTCTCCGCGTCCGCCTTGTACTTCGTGAGATCGTCCTTGAGGGGGTCGACCACGCCCAGATGCAGCGCAACCAAGCGATTCTCGATCTCTTCGGTGCAAGCCTCGCCGAGAATATTCCTGATTTCCGCTCTCGTAAATTTCGCCATGTTATTCGTTCTCCTTTTCCTTGGCCCCAATTCTTCGGGGGCGAACGTTGTATAAAAACCGCTGTACCTCGCGGGTTTTACCTGTTCTAAATTGCGTTTGCCACTTCCCACGCCTTGTGGATTTTCGGCCCTTGCCACGCGATCCAGTCGACAAGCTCTTCGTTTTTGCACCATGCCCCCTCAAAAGAAAGCCCGCTATCCGAAAGACCGCTTTCGCTGAAAAATGCGTGTACAATTTCATGCCGTAGCGTTTGCTTTTGAGCTTCTTTTGCCGCTTCTACCGGCTCGTTTTCCCATCCTTTATAGGTTGTCATGTCGCAAATTACGATTTGCTTCAAAAGGTGGTCGCAATATCCGTCAATACTCCTGCGCTCAAACGCTTCATCGTCGCCGTACTTTTTAACGACAATTCCGTAATCCGTGCCTAAAATGTTGACTTTGCTGTTAGCCATGCGTTACCTCCTGAAAGAAAAAGAGCCAACCACCGAGAAAAACTCGGTAGCTGGCTCCTATTGCCCTTTCCCGCGCCCAATTACGCGGAAGTTGTGTATTTGATTGTTTTCTTGACCTCTAAGACAATGTACCCGTCGCCTTTTCGGCGTATTTCAGCATCGTTGCCGCGCTTGATGATGGCTTCAATGGCCTTGATGGTCTCGTTATCCATTTTTCAGCTCGCTTTCCAGAATGTCCCGATACTGTCCGGCATGGTCGGCGGCAGCGGGTTTCAAAAACGGCTGTGCCTTGTTGCCTCGTGTGTAATGCCAGTTGCCTTTTGCGTCCTGATACACCCACGGTGTAGGCCGTCCGCCGCCGCCGCCCTCGGCGTAAATGCCCGTGCCAAGCTCAACGTAAGCGGCATACTCATTGTTCGTGCCGATGATTGCTGCCGGTTCCTGCTCGTCTATCATATGGGTAATGCTATTTCGCAGATTGCCGGTGTCAACGGGGCACAGCTTTTTCGCATATCCTTCTGCCACCAGCCCGATCTTTTCAAGGCCGCGCAGCAGCGCCGCCTTGATTTCGGCGGAAACCTCTTTACTGTGGTCTTGGATTGTAATGCTCATCTCTGCAAATACCCCTCTCCGCGTTTCTGCCGCTCCCATTCTGCATAGGACATATCCGAGATAACCTCTGTTTGCCCTGTATCGGCGTTTCTGGCGCGTCTCTGCGCAGTAGAGGTATCTACACCCTCCACGGCGGCAATCAGCGTGCAGCGGCAGTTATATATCTCCCACGGTGGCCCTTGTGGGTCGCCGGGAAAACGACAACCGTTAGAAAACTTCTTGTCCTGCGCCACTTGTTCGCCGTCAAGCATGGCATGAGAGTGTCGTGTACGCGCGTCCAGCGTGGCCAACCATTCTTTCTTGAGCTTAATGCCCCTCTTTTCCGCTGCCGCGTAGCTGTCCATGCGTCCGGCGTTCTGCGCTCCGGTCACGGCGGTTCTGGCGGTTCGGATGGCGGAATCCCGGCTCATGGTGGTGATCCGCTTTTGCAAGTCATCCGCCATGTGCTTGATGCTCTTCCCCTGCAAGATGGAGCTGGTGACACTGGCCGTAATTTGCTTTTTCCCATACGCGAGATCGATGCCGCGTTTCAGCGCCCTGTCCTTCGGGTAATACGGCATCAACCCCGGCTGCTCCACGATCAGGCGTTTTACCGTCTGCTCGTCCCACAGGTCAAAGCCAACGTCCCCAGCCACGCTCTCGATGGTATACGCCGCATAGTTGCGGTTGAGAGAGTAAATACCGGGTGTTGCGTCATTGGTGTAAGACACCGCCACAGCGTTTGCATCGGTCACGCGGTGCGCCACCTTGTCGCGCATGGCCTGATAGCGTTCTCCGCGCCCGATCTGATTCAGCCGCCATTGCTTATAGTCGGCCTCCGTCCATTCCTTACCGTTCTGCACGGTGCCGATCAGAGCTTTCATTTCCTCGTCGCGCTTTTTGAATTGCTCAAAGTATGCGTCGATGGTCGCTTGCAGTTCTTTCCCCGCCTCACGGTACAATTTCGCAATGCGCCGCTCCAGCTTTGCGAGCTCCTTGTCGGTCAGCTTGTGGCCGAGGTCACTGTTCGCCATCGCCGCTCACCTCCGGCGCATTCGGTTCCGCAAAGCTCCGGTCAATCTCTTCTGCAGCCCTCCGCTTTGCCATATCCTCGTATTGGTCAATGTCGCCGTTAATGGTCAGCAGCTTTTTTGTGATGTACTCGTCATCGTAATACGCCGCGCCCAAAAGGATATTCTGCGTTTCCTCGCTCTTGTTGATAATCTGATTGCGCGTGTAGCTCGGCTGATCCTCAATGCCTGCCAGACGCAGAATCTCAACAATAAACCGCGTGACTTCGGATTCAAACTTGTCCGTTTTCAGATCCAGCGGCACATAGCTGGCTTTGATCGCCGTTGCCGTCTGATTGCCCGCGGATACCGCCGCAGCGTCAAAGCTCTGGAAATCTTCATAGAGCTTCTTTTTCAGCATATCAATGGTGCTGCTCGTGCCCTCATACGGCGCCTCGATGGTCTTGCTCTCCACCTTCGCACCGCCGTCGCCGTTGGCGTGGGCAACGTGCGTGGTTTTCAAGCGCTCCACAAACTTTGCATCGTCGAGGTCGTCCATGCCGTTGCAGTTAGACAGCACCCAATAAATCAGGTTGCCCTCATCCACATTGTTAACCATGTTCGAGGACGCCAAATCCAGCGCGTCAATGGTGTTGCGCTTGCCGACGATCTCGGAGAGGCACCGCTTGTTATTTTTCAGCGGCACGATGGGGAAACTCGGATAATTGCCGCCGTCATAGATTTCTGTTTCGCCGACTTCGGCCTTGCGCTCGATCAGCTTATAGCTGCGCTTCGGCTGCATTACTTCCATGCTCTTGTTTTTTGGCTGGAAATACTCGGTAAAGCCGTCGATCTCGTAGAGCGTCGCCCGAAGCGGCTTATCCGGCGCGACCTGCCAAAACCGGATTCCGGCTTTCATCGCGCCGTCCTCTTCATCATAGAGGGGAACGAACTCAAGCAGGGAGAACACCTGCAAATGCGTCAAATCCCAAAAGCCGAAGGACACGCCCGCGATTTTCGCCTCACGCGCCGCATCCATGACTTCCTGGTCGAAGTCCGGGCATAGCTTTTTCGGCGTTCCCTTCTCCGCGAAGGTCACGCCGTTGCCCAGCAGATAAGAGACCTCCTGATCTACCGTCAAGCCAAAGAAACGGCTGGCCAACTTGTGGTTTGCCGTCCACATATCCGTGTGGGCGCGGCCCTGCATATCGTAGATGATTTTTTCATAGCGGTTGATTGTGGGATTTAGGCCGTTGTAATATTCCTCTGCATCCGCCGCCGTTTTATACGCCACGCTATCGCGGTGCTCGTTGATCGCGCTGCGGATAAACTCAATGCGCGCCTGCTCGTTTTTACCGACCGCCACAAGATCATTATATGTTTTGATAACCGCTCACCGTCCTATCTATTCCAAATGGGGGTATAATCGCGTCGATACGCCTTATTTTTCAAAATCGTATAGGCAAAATAGCGCGTCTCGTCCATTGCGTGATCGTTTTCCTTGATTGGCCTGTCATCTGTGGATTTTTCGTCCCACCGATACAGTCCAAACTCTCGAATGCAGTCTTTGCAATCTCGGTGTATCTTGATTACGCCGTCCTGCAAAAACCGCGCCGTAGTCATAATGCCGTTGGTTACGTCGTTGTTGGCCTTTCGCACCATATAACCGCGCCGCCGCAAAACCTCGATAAACGAAGCGGCAGACGGGTCAACGATGATGCTTTTAACATCTGACTCGCCGATGAGCTTTTTAATTTCGTCGGCGTATTCCTCGTCCGTCTTGTTCTTCTGGTTCTCGCGCCCGGAATAGTAATACTCGCGGATGCGCGTGGCCGTCTTCCCGTCCCAACGCCACAGCCCAGCGGAAAACGGGTTAAGCGTGCCGTAGTCGCAGGAAACATAGTATTCTCCCGTTCCCGGCTGCTCGTCCACAATGCAGCTCTCATCAAACATGGGATAGATCAGCCCCTCGGCCACCACCCACAAGCCACGAATGTAGCGGTCGTAGAAAACTCCGGAAAACATAGATTGATAGCGTTCCAGCGTCTTTTGCGATAATCCGGGGTTGTCCTTCATTTTAAAATGCAGATACAGCGCGTTCCGCTCGTTATGTCGCTGTATCCATTCTGTATAAAACCAGTGCTGCGGGCTTCCGGGGTTACAAGAAAACCACAGCTTTGCACCGTCAACGGAGCAGCGGGTCAGCGCCTGTTCCACGAACGAGCGCGGCATCAATACCACCTCGTCCAGCAGCACACCCGCCAGCGTGCGTCCTTGGATCAGCGTATAGCTTGCCTCGTCCTTACCTCCGAACACCTCAAAGTAATTCGTCACGGCTCCGCGCCGCACTTCCATCACCTTGTCGCCGCGCCGCCAGCGGATGACATAGCGCTCCTTGGCAAGGCTCATCTCCGTAAACGGCACAATGATGTTCTTGGTGCAGCTATCCACCGTGCGGCCGCACACACCAAAACGCTGACCGCTGAAATTCTCCATCGCCCAGCGGACAAATGCCCACATCATGATAGAGGTCTTGCCGGAACGCACAGCGCCGTCGCAAATCAGCGCGTCATACTTGGAATAGGGAAAAGCAAGAATTTTTGCTTGCTTTGGGCTAATCATCGCTCTCAAGCTCCTTTGCCATTTCCTTTAAGCTGTGACTGAGCGCATCTTCCTTCGCCGTGTCGCCGGGACTGCCGCCGATCATCGCCCACTTGTCAATCAGCGTCCCCATCGCCGTTGTGATCTGGCTGAGGTTCGCAGCAGCCAGCTTTTCCGGGTCGTTAAGCATTTCAAGCCCCTTGCCGATGAACGAACACACAAGTTCTGTGTGCTTATCCATGTACGCCAGCACATCGGCGGTGTTCTCTTCCTTTTTTTGCTCGCACTTTTCCACAATGTCAGCATTCGCCCGCACAAGGTTCTTGACCGTCGTTGCGGACACGCCGTTGATTTTCGCTGTGGTGCAATAGTTGTTCGTCTGCACATAGTCCGCCAGTATTTTCTTTTTCTGCCGGTCTGTCAACCTTGCAGCCACTGTCACCACCTCGCTTTGCCTGACGCACCGGCCTCCCGCCACTGGCCTTTGTCATTGGCACGTCCGTACCCGGCTTTCGCCTCACCTGTATTTTATGTCTTCCCTGGTACACATTGCCGCTTAGATCGTCACACGCTACCGGCAACTACGCTCCGAAAAGTCGCAGCCCCTATTCCGTCTGGTCAAACCGGTCTTGACGCATCAGGACAAGCGCAGTTTTCAGCGGCCATTGTCATTTTCATGTGAGCCATACCGAACAGTCTCACATTGTCCGGGCGCTACCCGGCCATTGGTATCACACCGCGCTGCGCCTTCTCATCAGCCATGCACTGTTTTTGCGGATTAACTGTCTGCCGCTGGTGCACCAGCTTGTGCATACTTAACTTCTCGCGCTTCCCCGCCCGCTTGTGTGAATGGTGCGGCACCGAGGTCCTGCCCCTCGTTAGCGCTTCAGGGAAAGTCCCCGTCACTCGCCGTGGTCTCTCATTGCTGGGCACCTATGCCGCATATTGCTCCCTCCGGGCGGAGTCGAAGCCCCGCCCATCAGGAAAAGAAGGGGGAAAAGAAAAAAGGAGGGAGATGCAGAGCTTGTCCCTGCATCTCCCATGATAAAGTGCGTTTTTTCAATTTTTCCACTTTTAAGTGGAATTTTCAAAATTATTTTTCGGCAATATCTACCACGCAAGGATAGTCCGTCCTGCCCATCAGATAGTCCACCGACACGCCGAATTCATCCGCTATGCTTTTCAGCGCGTCCATCGTCGGCTTCGCTGTGCCCAGCTCATACCGGCGTATGGCGTCAGAGTTCAGCCCGCAGCGCTCCGACAGTACATACCGTTTCAGCCGCTTTCTCTCCCGCAGCTTTCTCAGCCGTTCCGGGAATTCGCTCATGTCAGCACCTCCTCCGGGAAAAACGTCTCCCGCACGCCGCCGCACTCCGCCACGATGTACCGCCCCTTCGGATGCACATACACCACCGTGCCTTTGCGTATAGGGAATTTCTTTTCTTCGCACCCCTTACCAGGGAATAAGTCTGGCAGCGTCATAAACCGCGCCCGGATCACATCACCCTTCTGCATCTACCCCGTCCTTTCTTTCTCCATAGGAGCAGAAGTCCTCCGGTCTGCGGCTCTGCCATGCTTCCGGATGTGTGTTTCCATCTGAGTAGATCTTCAGGCATACGCCCATGTCGTAGTGCTTGCAGTTCTTGCACCGTACCACGACTTCTGCGTCTACGGTGGGACATCTATCAACCAAATCATATTCATCGTCAAAGTGGATTTCGCCACGGATATATTTGTCCCTTAATTTCTTTAGCTCATGAGCGTTAATCAGCCTCATCGCTGTCATCGCTGTCACCTCCGTCCATCTTTGCCCCGCAGTACCTGCAATAGTAGCTATCACTACTCTCTGCGTTTCCGCATTCGCTGCAAGTGACTACGCCGTCATCATGGTGAACCCACCGTCCATGCACCCCATGCACCGCGGGGGATACGACAGTGACAGGAGCCTTTTCCATATTAAACCACTTCCGCAGTTCGTGAGCGCAAGAAACACACAGCTCGGAGTCGTTGCCGTTTATGTCGTTCTTAATTCGCCGCATACCGGCATAGGTGACGGAGTTAAACGGGTTGATCTCCGCACCACAGCGGTCACACACTCTCTTTGTTGCCATTGTCGTTCTCCTCTCCGGCTTTTCTGTGTGGCACTCCCGGAATCCATACCTGCCCACGGCAGGCGTAACATATTCCGTCCTCTTTCCATGCGCCCTGCCCATATTTGCAGTCGCCACACATCGGCATCGCCGTCATCTTCCTGCCACAGTATGGGCAATAGTTCGTGATTTCTCTCGCATTCGTCCCTTGACCACGCCGGTATCTTGCAAACGGCATCCACATCCCACAGCTGGTGCATTGCGGCGTGTCAGCTTCATACACTTTCCACTCAGCCATTGTCAGCACCATCCCATTCTAACGGTTTGCCGCACATCGGGCATTTTTCAGCTTTCTGCTCTTCGACCATCAGCCCCAACTGCCGCTTGCAATGCGGGCAGTACGGTATATGCCACCAGCCGAAACTTCTGCCAAGTTTCCATTTCCTGTCGCAGTAAAAAGGCTTTTCAGGTTCAGCCATTGTCAGCACCTCTTCTTTCCTGCGTCTCAAAGTAAAACGCAATCGGTTTTTCTGCCTCGATGACATTGCCATAAACCACGCCGACCTTGTAGATATAATTCTCGCGCAGCTTTCGCGGAATTTCTGCGATATAGCGGCGGAATGTCTCGAGCGAATTTGCTCTCTTGTAATGATTGCACATCCGGCAGGCTGGCATGAGGTTGTCAAGGTCATCTGTTCCAGCGTCCTCAATCCCCCACGCCCTCAATGGTTGAAAATGGTCTACCTGCATATCCTTGTAAGCGATTTCGCGCCCACAATACGCACAATGGCCGTCATACTTTCGATAGACCGCTTCGCGCTTTGATTTGCTAATTGCCATCCTGTACCGCCTCCAATGCTTTCTCCGCCTCATTCAGCGGTCGAATATAGCCCGCAGCAATATTTTCGAGAAATATGTTATAGGGCTGATGAAATACGATTCCGCCACACACATAAGCAACCGCAAAGTGGATCCGTTTCATAATTTCCGGTCTCTCTGGGTCGCTTGTATTAAGCATTGAGCCGTCCGGCTTGCACGGCAGCACCACCAGCCGCCCGTCTTTGTCGGCCTCGGCCAGCTCTCGCAGGCGGGCAACGCCCTCCTGCTCCGCATCACGCATTACGATGTACCGTCCTTCCGCGTCTGCTCGCGCAAATTCGGCACAGCGTTCCGGTGTCAGCCCCGTGTCTAAATACTGACGCAGTAACGGGCAGTGGGCAGCCGGAACCGCCGTGCAGAACCCGCCGACCGCAGTACAGTTTCCGTTGTCCTTATGGTGAAAATCGCAGAGAATACAATTCACGGTTTCCATATCACTCCACCTCCTGCATCCAGAACTCGCGGCGGCAATCACTGCACTTTTTCAACGAATGGCATTCTGCTAAACATGAAATGTGAAAGTCAAACCTTTTTGGGCAAAAAGTCAACACCCCATCATCCGCAGGGCGCGCATTCGGCCACTGCTCCAGAAACACACTCTGCCGTGTCTTGCTCGGGTGCTCTTTCGACCAATGCTCGACGACGGTTATGATTTTCTTGTAATCTTCATCAGGTATGGTGCTGCTGCCTGGACAAATAGACACTTCAAGCGGGCAGTCGCAGCAACCCTCGTAGCGGTTGCACATTCTTTTGTGTTCTCTTAAAAATTCTAACGCGTCCATTTCACATTTCCCTCCATCTGCACCCGTCACAGGCGCCCTCGTGTGCTTGTTTGTACTTCCCGCAGTATTGGCATAGCTCGTTGATAAGTGCCTTGCGGTCTGCGCCCAGCTTCATGTTGCTGTCAAACAGCGTTTCATTGATGGCGGCGTACTGCTCGGCGGTGTTCTTTGCACCCTGCAAGCCCTCTCGTACTTCCAGCAGCTCCGCGTTGCGTTGAATCAGGTCGCCTTGCAGCTTTGCGATCTCCTCCGGTGTGTATCCGGTGTCCTCGTAGTCGGCGAGGCGGTGTGCCGCAGAAACGTAATCATGTTCTTTCACCCATACGTCATCTTCACCCCAGCGTTCAGTAAGTCTTTCCATATTTCTCCTCCTTCACCGCCACAGCCTTTACCAGCTGTGCCATGCCCTGATTCATGTCCTCTATCTGCTTATCCCGCCGTGCAATGGCGTCCTTCAGGCTGTCGTTGGCTTTCATCAGTGCCTCGATGTGCCGCTGCTGGTTCTCGATCAGGTCAGCGGCGTATCCCATCGCTTTTTCGATACATCCAAACTCGGCAATCAGAGGACACTCTCCTTCGCATTTCTTATGCTGCTCGCAGCACCGCAGCGCGGTCACGATCTCATCCCTTGTCATGTCATTCCTCCTCTCGCATCTCCGCCCCATTGCTCTGCCATTGCTTTGGCGATGCCGGGAAAGGTTTTTGCGCGGTTTTTGGCCCTATCCGTGGTAAACATACCTTTATGCTGTTCCCCATGCTTATGACTATAGCTGCCGCTCGGACACCATGTTGCTATCGGCTCAACAATATCGGTCGGCTCCAACGGCTGGACACCACGCTCCCACAGCAAGGTTTTTTTGCTAAACGGGTGTCCGTATTGATAGGGCTGTATGGCTTGGGTTGGCTCTGGATACTCAAAGACTTTACTCGGCGTCGGGTTCTCAATCACAACTTTTTCACAATCCGCTGCCAAAATAGCTAAAAACAGCGCTTTGCCGCACAAGCCCTCATAATACCTTTTGATATTGAGCCTGCCGCCCCTATACAAGTGCCGCGCTCCGGCGTTGCTGGTTTTGGTGCAGGGAGGGAAAGCAATAATCATATCCCATCGCCCCACATCATGCACCTGTCCGTCCATTGTGGTCACTTGCCCCCCCTCGATTGCCAAGAGCGCATCGCCCAGAATATGCCACTCAGGATGTCCGCCAGACGGATCCTGTATGTCGCAGGAATACGCCTCATGCCCCAGCGCACGAAACGCAATACATACCACTTGGCTTTCCTCACACGCACATAAAACTTTCATCTCAATCTCCAAACACCACGCCGCACTCGTCCTTCAGCACGTCCTTGATGTGCTTCCGCTCGATGCGGCCCTCGTTTATTTCCTCCGCCAGCTTTTCCAGGCACTCGTACAGGTACGCGATGCTCTGCGTGTCCCGGCTGTCCGATGTCTCCTCAAAGACGTGCCAGCCGCATTTGTCCATCAGCACCATTGCCACCATGTCCATGCACTCCCGTGTGCCTTGCAGCTTGCCCTGCATAAAGATGCGGTCGTCCCTGCTCAAATGCTGTTTACCCATCTCAACACCTCACTCCGATGTAGTCCAGCACCCGCGCATAGCCAAGGCCGTCTTTCGTGGGTTTCCACAGTCCGTCCGTGTCGAACGCCCCACCGCCGATGCAGAACTGGTAGTGCTTCGGGTGCGTCAGTTTCATGCGTTCAAAGCGGTTGACGCCTTTTTCGAGGTGCGCACCGAACGCGCAGAACATACACCCCGTCCTCTGGCATCCCGTGCAGTGCAGCTTGCAGTCGATCAGCGTCGCGCCGTAGTCGTTCTCGCCGTCGCTGGACACGATGTCGCCGTACACGCTGGCGTAGGGTAGGTTGCGCTCCACGATAAACCGAAGCACGTCCTGCTCCGTCCAGAAACTCATGGGCTTAGATAAGGGGCGCTTTCCTTCAAAGGCGTTGCAGCCAGTTTCGCGCCATTTTTGCATCCGCAAAAGACCTTCCTCCGCCATTGTTGCCGCCGTGGGTTTGACATCCGCTCGGTGCTCATAGCTCTTTGCCGGGGACTTTTTCATAATTCCACAGCATTTGTCTGATATGAGAAATGGAGCCGAAATCAAATACTCCCACTTTTCACAGTTGTACATACTCTTTCCCCCATCGGCGCGTAAGACTTCCCCACGCAATAGCTTCATACTTCGGCTATCTGGTGAACGCCGCGCGGTTTCTATCCGGTGCGCTACGTCTTTACCGATGATGCTGTACCCGTACTTCGTCACCATCTGCCGGATGTTCATCTTCGGACGCAGCCGAGTAAGGTTGATCGTCAAGCGAGGGAACTTCTTCCGCAGCCAGTCCGTATATTCGTTTACGAACTTCTGAATTTCTGGATATTCCAGCCCCGTATTGATGAATACGAGGTTCAGCGGCCACGGCAGCGTACGGAAATGTGAGAGCCAGTTGGCGGTAAGGTAGGCCAGCACGGTTGAATCCTTGCCGCCGGAAAAGCTCACATAGACTTTCCCGCCCCATGCTGTAAACCACTCCTCGATCTTGCCGTAGGTGATGATCTCCTTGTACTCGGTGTCAAGTGACATTAGCTCTTTCGCTTTCTCGGGCAGGATCGGCGTGTTGGTGTAACCGGAAAGGCTCATGCCGCCGCCTCCACATAGACCATCGCGCTCTGTACGCCGAATTGCAGCGCCGCTTGATGGTCGTCGAAGTAAATATCCAGCCGGTTCCCCTTGATGCCTCCGCCGCAGTCCTCGGCAGTGTATGTATGGCTCGTGCCGTCGGCAAAGTAGAGCGTGACGGCGGAGCCGTAAGGGATCACGCGAGGGTCAACAGCAATGGTGCGGCCCTCGGCGGCGGTCGTGCCGGTCGCCGTGATGCCGTCCGTCTTGCCGCAGCACTTCATGCACGGGCAATAGGCGGTTAGCGTGAACTCGCCGAGTGGTTCGCCGATGTCAAGCACCGCACATCCCTCTGCGGGCTTGTCCTCGCCGCGCAGCCGGTCCTCGATGACCGGCGGCTCGCCCTTGTACGGCTGCCCGGTGGTTTTGACCGTCAACACCGCAAAGAGGAT